GTGTAGTAGACGTATTAAAAAACCTACCCCCCTTCGCACTATTGCATGAAATGCACAAGGTTTGCAGATTCCAGTCGTCATCACCACCTCCCATGCTTCTTGGGACTATGTGATCGACTGAGTTACCTTCCATGCCACAAGCCTGGCATGTATGACCGTCCCGTTCCAAGATTCGCTGCCTAATCTTTCGCCACTTTGCTGTTGATCCGTTGTCCTTCAATGCACTGGTCATCAGTACCACCCATGTTTCAAATGAAATGCCCATGCCTTGCAATGACCTAAGTGTCGTGCTTTGTTGTATTTAATTGTTGCGTCTATTTGTCTGTATGGATCAAGATCGCGATACCAGGTAGATCGCATTTGCCCTAACCCATAATGCGAACCGTTGCGGGCTGAATACAACCAACGTGATTCCTTGGTGATGATCTTGTTAAAACATTGGAATTCCTTGTAATTAACTATCCTTGAATGTGCATAGACTTTCAGCTGATCTATTGAATAGTTTGATGAATGTGCGTTGTGTATCCCTGTTGTCGAAGTAACCGCCAAAATGGCAATACTCGCCCATAAACGCTTATTTTGCTTCAGCGAACTAACCGCGGTGGCGGTTCGCTTCTCGCGAAATAATCGTATCGTGCATGTCAATGATCTGAATAACTTACGCATGGGCTTGGGCGTGTCCCACAGGTTTTGCACCCTTGTGGATAACGCTTGTGGATAACTATTCATTGACCACCCCAGCCTTTACCCTTAAACGAAATGCCTGGGGCTGAATAGATTCTGCTCATTGGTTGCCCGCAGCATTGTGCGTCTCGTTCCTCATGGATTGACTTATCCACCTCAACACGGATTTGGCACACCTGGCATGCAAATTCATAGATTGGCATTTGAATCCCCTATCTGTGCAACTGTCATACAACTGCACACTGTGCATTGAATAGTTTCGACATTTGGTGGCAGTAGATCGGTTATCTTGTGGATCAACTGTTTTGTTATTTTCTTGCATTTGCGACATTCAAATTGCAGCGTTTCCATAGGTTGACCTCCTGAGGTTTTCGATCGGCTGAAGGTTGATTTGTGTCACCCACCAATTAGGTTGCTTGGAATGACGGTATTTGGGGCGTTTTGCCATGGCGATTGGTATCCACCCAGCAATGAAATAATGCGGTGCTTGTCCAGTGACCAAAACTGCAATGTCATTGGGGCGGTCGTATTCATGGACGATCAGCTGACCTGCAACGTATTTTGTCCACCGTACTTCAATGGCATTTCCCACGTCAGCCTTATGTTTCAATTTCTGTTCATACGGGTCAAACGGCAGATCAAAATACTTTGCCACAACCCATTCACTACCAATGGCTTCAGCCGTTTCGGTTAGGTATTCATAGGTTGTCAAGTCCTTTTGATACCGCTGTGGGTTGTCAATGCCTTTGTGTGTTTCGGTTTCCCATTTAATTGCAGATAGCATGCAGATCATTTGTTCGTCATGCGTCAGTGTCATTTTCACCTGCACACCGCGCAAAACCAAATGACCTTTTCCAGTTTGTTGTATCCAGTCTGAAAACCAAACGGATCAAACTTTGTCAGTTTCGAACACTTATCGCATTGTTCGATTTTGTATTCTTCAACCACTTCACCGTTTTGCAGAAGTTTTGCGGTCATAGATTGGGGATAGATAATTTCAATGAAGTCACTCATAGACCTAAAGCCTTTCGCATTTTGACGAATTTGCGTCTTGACAATGCCAATTCCGCATTACGTCGTTTTTCAATTGCTTCGATTTCAGGCTTGTATTTTGCATAGATTTCCCGCAATTCCATTACTTCGTCGTAACTCAAACGGCTTCGCATAATGTATGCGTCACGATCTTCGTCGGTCATGGCGCGCATTTCGCGCTGAACCCAATGTGCGTCGCGACTCATACCTGGGGCTTCCATTTTCCGTCACTAGCCAACACGTACCAACGGGGGCTGCACTGCGTTGCCTTTGTGCGTTCGGTGCAGAAATACCCAGCCCATGTTTTTGGTGCGCCGTCATGTGATCGTTTCCAAACCATGTGCCCATGAGTGCATTGCGGTGCTTCCTCCACCAATTGACCACCCAATTGTTTTGCAATTTCGTCAAGGCTTGATCCAAATGAAGGAACCCCAGAATTTTCGGCTTCAGCAGCTGATTTGTAACTAGGCACGTCACCAAATTTCGTTGTCCAATAATCGTGATCTGCTTCAGCATTTGCAACCTTTGCTGTGGTTTTCTCAACCTGTTCCATGACTTCGCGGGTTGATCTTTCAGCCCCGCCCATGACTAATTGTTGAACGCGCATAATCGCACTGGTTACTGTGTCCTCAACAAACCAACGTTTCATGTTTGGCTGGTAAGCACTAACAAAACCATAAGCGAAATCAGTGCCTGCTGGCATAACGTCGTCATGATTGCGATACGCCTTGGCTTCAACCAATACGTACCCCTTCTCAGGGTTGAATTCGACGATTCTTGTTTCAATGCGTCCTGTTGGGTAGGTTGTGTTCCAGCGGGTCAAACGTGCCAGGCTTGCTTCGTAGTTATCTAGGAAACCCATTATTTGACCGCCTTACTTGATCGTACGGCGTCCATAACTGCATGAAATAGTCTTGCACTTTGAGTTGCAAAAATGTCGTCGTCACCCGTATTGCGTGAATTTTCTACAACGATTGAAACCAACAATGCCACTTCAGCGTTATCCAAATCTAGGTTAATCATTATTTGACCGCCTTACGTGAGACATGACGATCAAATGCACGTCGTCTAGCCCAACCTTCGCGGTTGCCGTCTTTGAAGCCTTTTGCGTATCCCACTGCTGCTGCCATAACTAGCAAGATCATTAGCAGCGTTAAACGACCCAATGTGGCTGGGTCAGTCAAGTCAAGTACCATTTTCATTTCTCCCGATTCTTGGTGATAGGACTACCACCTGAACCAAGGGTGAAGCATGATCGCCGCGCGGTCAAGAACCTTGCGTGTTTGTCGGCGTGTCTGTTGGCTTAGGCTTTGATTTCAGTCCATTGCCTGCCAGTACGCCGCCCAGTGATCCAGTCAAGAAAATCGCCAACGTTTTCAATAGGTCAATAAACGCTGCGTCGTTAGGGGCTTGATTGCCAATTGGCTGCGTCACAAAAATCAGCGCGTAAGTAATTCCTAAAGTCACAATAAGGAAAACCAATGCCAGGGTTGATCCAATAATCAAAATCAGCTGGGCGTGGACTTCCTCAGGGGTTTTGCGACGTGCTGGTTTATTGCGATTCAATTCCAAGTATGTCGTCAGTGCATGTTCCAGTCGGGACGCATTGCGGTTTTTGACATTCTGGTTTTGACCAGTTTTCGTATTCCTGACATTCATAACGAATCCACCCCTGATAACCGCAAGCAGATAGCCCCAACACTGACCCCAGTGCTAAGGCTATCGCCGCGGCTTTTCGGGCTACTTCCCCGTTAACCCGAAACTCTTATCGCCAGGGTTTAACCAGCGCAAAATCACTGGTGCAACCGCTGCAACGCCTGCCATTGCAAGCGTCTTTGGATCAGTCACGCCCGCCATGTATAGGGCTAGGGCTGCTGCCATGAATGACCGTGCCCATGACGCGGCTAGGGCTTTGGCTTTGTCCATTTTTTTGTCTCCTTTGTTGGTTTTGCTGCCACCTTTGGCATTTCAACGATTGGGTATTCGCCTTGGTACGGCACAAATTTTGGAATACCAAACCCGACAATTTCCTTGCCAACGTTGCGAACCTTGACCATGACCATTCCGCCGTTGCGTTGGTCGCCTGTGCCGCTGGTGTTGCCTTCAATTGTTATGCACTGCTTATCGTCAATTAAACCGACAACAATGCCGACGTGTGAAATACGATCAACGCCGTCATGTGGAAAGTCCATGAACGCTATGTATCCCAATTGCGGCATGTTTGACCAACGATTGATTTCCTTAAATTTATGCGCGCCGATTGCAGTGCTAACGACTGAATGAATTTTGACGCCTGCCTGTGCTGCACACCAATTCACGAATGATCCGCACCATGGCAAACCGTCAGCCTTTGTGAATTTGCCGTACTTTGTGAGGTTGTCGCCTTCCTCAATTGTGCCGACTTCAGCTGACGCGACTTCGATCAGCCGTGCATTTGTACCGTTAGGAAATGTCATGCCAGCAACAATTTCGCTTCGTCTGCGGTTATGCCCAATTTTGCAAGCAATGCAGCCTTTTCGACTGCCTTAGCTGCTAATTCGTCAGCAATGGTTTGCGCTTCAATTTTGTCCAATTCCATTTGCGCATAGTCTGCGTCGGTAAATTCAATGACTTCATTACCAATTTGCTTAAATAGTTTTGTCATTTGTTTCCCCTTAACTGTTTGAATAACCATAAACGGCGTACGAACCTGTAATCGTGCCAGTGCTTGCAATTAACGAAAACGCGTCAAATTGTGTTGTGGCGTTAAACCAAGCACCTAAAGAATAGGCTGCAAATGCGTCTTGTCCGCTGTTGTAACCGAAACCCCCACCAAAAATTTGTTTTTTGGCTGCTGCTTGCGGTGATAAGAAATCAAGCGTCAACCCGTATGTCCCTGGTGTACCTGATGACATATAGCCCAAATTAAATGATGTTGCCGCGCTGCTATTGCCTTGTGTTGCACTGCTGCCGTCCACGCGGGCAATGGATAGCGCACTGTAATGATTTGATGTTGTATTGTCTGATCCGCTTGCACGATAGCGACCCGTCATTGCTGGGCTGCCTGATGATGATGAAACAATAAAGATAACTTTGTAATTTGTGTAAGTAGACGTGAAAGTGCTGTTAGGCAATGACACGCTTGAAACGGCAGAAAATGTCGTGCCTGTAATAAAATTTAAACCGCTGGTTGGTGTTGCCGGTGTTGACCAAGCAGGCACACCGCCTGAAACTGCTAAAACCTGTCCATTCGTGCCAATAGGCAAACGTGTGTTTGTGTTTGCTGTTGCCGACGAATAAGCAAGATCGCCCAACGTCGTACCTGGTTGCAATGCTTTCAGTCGTGTGTCAACGCCTTGCAAGGCAACGTCAAAATCTGCTGGAAGGTCTGTAACCAAGTCGCTTGACGTTGGAAGCACAAAACCATAGTTAGTTGTTGGATTTGCCATAGTTTCTCCTTGTTAAGTGATAATTGTTGCACGCGCCCAGTCAAGCGTTGGCGACACGCCCGACCAAGTGAATGTGTTTGAAATGTCTGCCCACGGCAGGGCTTGCAGTGAATAGGCAGTTGGGGTCAAAAGTAACGAAATGGAAAGTTGATTGTAGGAAGCCTGAAACGACCAGCCTTCGACAAAACCCTGAAAAATTGACCCCATGTTTTCAGGCAAATTGTTAATCGAAATTGCCTCACCCATAAAAATGTTCAATAAATTATCGCGATCCGAATTGTCAATTTCAGGGTTTGTCAGGTCAAACGTGATTTGGCTAAAAATGGGCTGTGGCGTGGCGCGTAGTGATAAGTAAAAATTGGCTTGGGAGGTTGCGTCAGCCGAATTGTGCAGTGTTGTTGAAATTATTTGGGCAAGTGTGCCGTAAAGCGAAATTGAATCGGGATCAGTTGCAGATTGTTCAGCATTACTGGTTGCACCGTATTTGATCGTCAAGGAATTTCGTACGTCGCCCACACGGGTTTCAATGCGTAATCCAGCTGCACGGGCTTGATTTCCGTCAAGATCAACGTAACCGTTTGCCGTCAAGTATTGTGTGCGGTGGGTGCTGTCGGCGTATCCGATCCGACCCTGTGCGTCCTCATAAATATATCCAAGCCCTGAAGTTGCCAGTGCTGAAACCAGCGAATAAACGTCCACACGATCTGATGATCTAGCCGCCAATTCATAGTTTCCTGGTGTATCTATTTCACCCAGCCCGTTGTTTTCGGCGTTCGCCCATGTTGTCGTTGCTGGCGTGTATGTTGCCCAAGTAACCGCACCTGCAACTTCAGCCCAAGAATTATACAAAACCTGCGAAAGAATCGTCTCAATTTGATTGCCGTCAAAATCTTTCGAAAGTACGCCGTTGGTCAATGCCTTTGGCAAACGTGCCAATGCACCAAGTGCTGTGATCGAATAGGTTTGCGTAAATAAGGTTGAACCGACGTCCAGCACTTCCAACCCAATGTCCACCACGTTGCCGCCAAAAATAGGCACAAAAGTCGCTGACGTATCTTGAATGGAAACGCTGATCGTTGAATTTATTGAAACGGGAATTGTCGCCTGTGAAACGTCTAGCAGCTGAAGGTTGACGTAACCTGCCTGCGCCTGTTCATAAATGTTGGTGCGACCGCTGCGAATTGAAAGGTTTGCTAAAACCGCGTTTGTGTATTCAACGCCGTCTAGTTCAACCTTCCAAACTGGATTCCATTGGGTCATGCTGTGACCAGATTACCCGCGCCGCCTGTACCGCGATAAAACGAATTGTTTAACGTGTCCACAATTGTGCGGGCAGTGCCTTCCTTGTCCAATGCACCGTTGACGGTCAGGTTGATCGTTGTGCCTGCTGAAGTCATGCTGCCGCGATTACCACCTGACGCCGCCAAGATTCCTGCAAGGCTTGTTGTGCTAACACCTGAAACGCCTGAAGCACCTAAACCAGTAATAGCCGCTTGTGCGGTTACTGCTGCCTTGCTTGCCGTTGTAACGCCACCACCAGTGACACCGCCTGTACCACCTGCAAACGTGCTGGTTGTGATCTTGTTACCCGCACCGCCACCGCCCGTGCCTGCTGTTTCTCCACCTGTCGTGAAACTGCCGCCCCCTGGCATTGTGCCGCTAAAGCCTGACGCACCTGGTGTTGCCACTGACGTTTCGCCAATTTTGGGAATGAACGCAATGTCGGCACCTGGCTTGACTAGGTTGATTCCGCGAATAATTAGGTTGATTCCTTCAATATACATGTTTAACAATGGTTTGATCGCTGACATGACTTTGCCAATGATGTTTATTGCAATGCTTGCAATTTTGCCAGCGTTTTCAAATGCGGTTCCAATTACTTTTCCAAGTATCGGGGCAACAAACGCAATGACTTCAGCAAATGATTGAAATTCGTCTTTGTTGTTTTTGATTGCGGTTTTGACACGATCAAAAACACTTTTGATACCTTCGAAAATCGGCTGCACTGTTTGTTTAATTACTGCGCCGACTTCACTTATTGTTTTGCCGAACCCGTCCGTACCGGTCAAACTGAACGCGTTGGTAAATGCTTGGATCGCTGGCAGTGCGTTTTGATTTATGAATTGCAAAAATTTGTCAAGGATTGGCAGCAGTGCGGTGCCTAGTGTTTCCTTCGCTTCGTCAAATGCAATTTGAACACGTGCAATTTTGCCTGCGTATGTTTCAGCATTTGCAGCGGCTGCGCCACCAAACAATTCTGAAAGTTTTGTTTGCACCTGATCGAATGACATGGTTTTCAATTCAGCAGCTGATAAACCAACACCAAGTTTGCCCAATGCTGTGGTGTTTCCGTCATAAGCCTTTGCAAGGCTGTTTGCGACGGCTTCGACTGGCTTTCCTGTTGCAGCAGCGACGTCAAGGGCAGTTGCCAACAATTCTTGTGCTTTTGAAGTGTCGCCCGTTGATCTAACCAAACGCGCTAGGGCTGGGCGAAGTTGATCGTCTGCCACACCCGTCGCCAATGACATTTGAAGGATTGACGCCTCAGTTGCCTTGATCTGTGCGTCTGTTGCACCCGTGGCATTTTCCAACGCCAACGCCAATTGCGTTTGTGCCTTTTCGTCCTCAATGGCAGCCTTGACCGCTTCGACACCGATTGCGATTGCAGCAGCCCCAGCAGCGGCAGCAGCAGCGGCAAACGCCGCACCAATCTTTGCACCAGCCTTGCCAACCTTGTCGCCAAATGAATCAACGTCGCCGCTGGCTGTTTTCAGTGATTTGTTGAGATTGTCAACGTCTCCAAGAATGGAAAGTTTAAGGGTACGACTGCCGCCTGCCATTAGTCGAAGTCCTTCACAATCTTAGAAAATGCTTGTTCCCATTTCTTTACAATGTCAGGCTGAACGCTGCGAAGCGTTGGATAGATGAACCAGCCGCGTGACCCGCGACCTTCTCGCCCTGACCACACTGGGAATTGCTTGTATTTGTTCGATCCGAATTCATAACCGCCCCACAATTGCTGGGTTGTACCTCCACCGCTTAATTTTTGCGACGCAAAACCAAATGACATTTCACCAATTTTTGATGACTTAGATACCTTTGAACCCTGGGCAATTTTGCTTGCGACCCGATTGGACGCGCCACCGCTTGCTGAAATGATTTTGCCGCGAACGTATTCGGCTAGTTCAGACGATTGT